TTAGATAAGGTAGATGAGTATTTAAAAAATACAGATCCAGATAAGGTTGGTTATTTTGCATTTACACAAAAAGCTGCACACGAAGCAAGGGATAGAGCAATTAAAAAATTTAATTTAACAGAAGATGACCTACCATATTTTAGAACTTTACATTCATTAGCATTTAGAAGACTAGGAATAAAAAAAGAAAACGTTATGCAGCGAAGACACTATATGGATCTTGGAAAAAAAATAGGTTTTCCTGTTACATACGCTGTGTATGAAAACGATCACAATGGAATTTTTACATCAGACAGTGATTATCTAAGAGTTATTAATTTAGCAAAACTAAGAGGTATTACACCAGAACAACAGTATGATTTAAATGAACATAACCAAGATTTAGAAAGAGACAAACTAAAAATTATAGCAGCTGAACTTCAAAGATATAAAAAAGAACACACTTTAATTGATTTTAATGACATGATTACAGAGTTTACAAAATCAAATGTAGCAGTTCCTAAGTTCGATGTAGTCTTTATAGATGAAGCTCAAGACTTATCTAGAATGCAGTGGGATATGGCTAAAACTATTTGGCAAAAAACTCAAGATTCTTTTATTGCTGGTGATGATGACCAGGCGATATTTAGATGGGCAGGAGCGGACGTAGATTCTTTCATAGCACAGAAAGGACAAATGCTACCTTTGCAGCAGTCTTATAGGATTCCTGCAAAGGTGCATGGATTAGCTATGAGTATAATAAATAAAATAAAAAATAGAATAGATAAAACTTGGAAACCAAAAATACATGAAGGTTCTTTATCAAGATATGCAGACTTTGAACAAATTGATATGTCTTCTGGTGAGTGGTTAATACTAGCTAGAACTAAATACATGCTAGATATATTAGAACCACATTTATATTTAAATGGTTATTACTATCAAAATAAATTTAGAAAAACAAAAGAGAAAGATCTGCATATCGCAGCTACTGATTGGGAAAATTTAAGACAAGGACAGTTATTAAATTTTGAACAAATAGAAAGAATGTCTAGTTACATGGGACCTAAACATTGGCATAAGAAAAAAATAAAAGGAATGGTGAAAGATGCTTTTTATGGCATAGATCAACTTGTTAGTGACTATGGTCTTCAAGTTAAAACAGTTTGGTATGAAGCATTTGATGATGCACCAAAACGAGATATAGATTATTTAAGAAAGATGAGAAAGAATGGTGAAAAGTTAAACGAAGCACCACGTATAACTTTATCTACAATACATGGTGCAAAAGGTGGCGAGTGTGAAAATGTTGTATTACTTACAGATCTAAGTTTAAACACAATGAAATCATACGAGCAAAATCCAGACGATGAGAATAGATTGTTCTATGTTGGTGCAACAAGGACCAAGGAACATCTTCACATTGTAGAACCAAAACAAAAATATAAAGGATATAATTTATGAGTAAAGTATGGGACAAGCAGCACGGCGGGAGCCACTACCAAAAGTATAAAATTCAACCCAGTAAGTTTGTAGTAGAGAATGAATTGCTATATCCTGAGGGTTGTGCTATAAAATACATCATAAGACATAGAGACAAGGGAAAGAAACAAGATTTGTTGAAAGCAATACATTTTATAGAAATGATTATGGAGAGAGATTATAAATGATACAGAAACCATTGTTTTCACCTCAGGTGGAGTGGCTACCACCAGAAGAATTTCCAGACCTATCTAAATACGATGAGATTGCAATTGACTTAGAAACTAAAGATACAGATCTTAAATCTTTAGGATCCGGATCTATAACTAAGAATGGCGAGATAGTTGGTATTGCTGTAGCTGTAACAGATTGGTGTGGTTATTATCCTATCCGTCACGGTGGTGGTGGTAACATGGATATTAAAAAAGTATTAACGTGGTTTCAAGGAGTGCTCAATACACCTGCTATTAAGATATTTCATAACGCTATGTATGATGTGTGTTGGATTAGGTCTGAAGGCCTTAAAATCAATGGCACCATCGTAGATACCATGATTGCTGGCTCTCTCGTGGACGAGAATCGCTTTAGATACGATTTAGGTAGTCTGGGTCGTGATTATGTAGGAAAGGGTAAAAATGAGACTGTTTTAGCCCAAACAGCAAAAGAATGGGGTATAGACCCTAAGTCTGAGATGTATAAATTGCCTGCAATGTATGTAGGTGAGTATGCAGAACAAGATGCAGCTCTGACTCTTCAATTATGGCAAGAGATGAAAAAAGAAATTGTCAACCAAGACATACAATCTATTTTTGATTTAGAGACTGAACTTTTTCCTTGCCTAGTCGATATGCGTTTTTTAGGTGTGCGTGTAGATACCCAAGCAGCGCATAAGTTGAAGCAACAATTATTAAAAGAAGAAACAGAATGCTTACACAAAATAAAAAAAGAAACATCAATAGATGTTCAAATATGGGCTGCACGTTCAATAGAGAAAGTCTTTCAAAAATTAAACCTACCATATGACTTAACCGCAAAAACAAATTCTCCATCATTTACTAAAAACTTTCTGCAGAATCACCCTCACCCAATGGTGAAACAAATAGCTCGTGCTAGGGAAATAAATAAATCTCATACGACTTTTATAGATACCATATTAAAACATTCACATAAAGGTAGAATATTTGCTGAAATAAATCAACTTAGATCAGATCAGGGTGGTACAGTAACCGGTAGATTTAGTTACGCAAATCCAAATCTACAACAGATACCAGCACGAAACAAGGAACTTGGACCACTGATTAGATCATTATTTATACCAGAAGAAGATCATACATGGGGTTGTTTTGACTACTCACAACAAGAACCTAGACTAGTAGTGCATTATGCAGCTTTACAAAATCTTTATGGAGTGGACGAAGTATTGGATGCTTACAATGAAGGGGACGCAGACTTCCATACAATCGTTGCTGATATGGCAGAGATACCAAGAAGTCAGGCCAAGACTATAAACCTTGGTCTGTTCTATGGTATGGGTAAAAATAAATTACAAGCAGAGCTGGGTGTATCAAAAGAAAAAGCTGATAGTTTATTTAAACAGTATCATAATAAAGTTCCATTCGTAAAATTATTAATGGATAATGTTATGCGAAGATCTCAAGACCGTGGACAGATACGTACTCTGCTGGGTAGACTATGCAGGTTTCACCTGTGGGAGCCTAATCAATTTGGTATTCATAAAGCATTGCCTCATGAAGCAGCACTCCAGGAACACGGACCAGGGATAAAGAGAGCTTATACATATAAAGCTTTGAATAGATTGATACAAGGATCGGCCGCCGACATGACAAAAAAAGCTATGATTGAATTACATAAAGAAGGTATTACACCACATATACAGGTACACGATGAACTTGATATATCTGTAAAAGATAATGCTGAAAAAATAAAAAAAATTATGGAGGCAGCAGTAGAACTAGAAGTTCCCAACAAGGTGGACTATGAATCTGGTCCAAATTGGGGTACAATAAAATGAGGATAAATTATGGCTTACTTAAATGCAAACATACCAGTAGTATACGCACAAATAAGAAAAGAATATTTATATGATCTTAAAAAACATAAGGGAGAAGTTAGTGACTGTGTTATCTTTGGTCTTAGCGCTCTTACAGGTCATGCTATATTATTTCACGCTATTATGGAAAACGGTGCAATCTTTTATCGCCTTCCTATTAGCGCATTTATCCAACGCGGTTTTGAAATCAAAAATGTACCAACCCGAAGACTTGATGAATTACAGCTTTGGAATTGTTTTAGTTATTATCCTGCTGTTAATCGTTGGGACATACTAGACGGACAAGCAGGTAAATACATAGGTAAAGATAAAAAATGGCATCCAGGTAAATATTTATTTACTGTTGACTTCGCACATCCAGAGTCTAATATACTTGACACTGATCATTCAGAGATACCGCACGAACACAAGTGCGCTCACATAATTGCACTAGACGATGGCAATTTTGCAGCACAACCTAACAACAGATGTATATGGGACATACCTTCTTTTACTGTGAAGGATGATATACCTGATTGGAAAGTGCAAACATCTGAATGGAATGTTGAAGATAGTAGAGCATGGCGGACAGAAGATACCGACAAGTTCTTCTATGAAATTGAGGAGAAAAAAAATGATTGATAAAATA